AATTATCTTAAAGTGCTAGGCGCCACGTACCTTTTTGATACTCACCTTCCCAGCTGAGTATCCATTCTGTACCTGTCCATCTGTATTGCACACCTGTATTTAAATTGGTTATATACTTGGTTGTGCTACCGTCGTCTGTGCTGGCATCAAAAACTACGTGCCATTGTGATCCGTCCCATTCAACGATGTCATTCTCGCCAGCTACAAAGTCTGAGTTGTCAGCATTTTTCCATGCATCTGGTCCATCATATCCTGCTTTACCTACATTGCTACTGGTGTTGATATCGCCTAAAAGCAATAATCTTAAACCATTTGTTTTTGCTGTAGAAGGATTAAACTTACCGGGATCTATGATAAAGTCTACTGATCCTTGATTATTTCTTCCTGAAGGTGAAGTTAAATTTGTATTGGTTGGAATAGTATCTTGATCCCATGTAATTAATAATTGTGTTCTGTCTAATTCATTTACAGTAATTGTTCCGTTGATACTAATGCTTCCTGATTCACCTTCTATAAGTTTTCTACGCAACATAAGTTGAGATAAGCCTGCTCTATATTGTCCAGGATGTGGTTCGATTACTGTAAACCAATCTACTGTACCAGCCTTGCCTTTGTCTATAATTTGTGCTACATTACCCATTACTAGCACATCATAGTTTTGATAATTACCAGCTTGTATATTGATACCGCTCTTTTCAATTCTGCCATTTTGTAAATCTGTTTTAGGTTGATTAGGTTCACTATCACTATACGCAGTCAGTTCAGGCATGCTGGTCTGTAAATCAATAGTGCCTTTAGATTCATCAAACACACTCATTACAACATTTGTAATAACACCTAATTTTTTCACCTTAGCTGGTAAGTTTATATAAATTGGTGTTACAAATCCAAGCTGTGCAATGTCTATCTCACTATCTGTTCCTGCAGGAATACTTCTAGTAGAAAAATTAATACTTGTAAGTTCAACACTAGTTAAACTGGTCCAATCAACATAATTGTCAGTAGTTTGTATTTCCAAACTTGGATTAAACAACATTAGAAGTTGTTCCATAATTTGCAACTTCATATCTGTGTTTGTTGACCAAATATCTAAATTAACAGTAAGCGTATATGGTGTAGGCATGATACGTTCTACTGTGTAATTTTTGCCTTGTGTATTTAAATATTCTTGACCAACATCGTCGTATGCTCTTTCTCTAATATGAACCTTGCTTGTATAACTTGCGTCTGCTGTTCTAGTTCTGTCTTGCTCTAATTGTGTAATATACACTGCCATTCTAGGAGCAGATGGTAATTTATTTTCACTGTTATCTCTGATTATGCTTGCAACTTGTCTGGTCATGTCACCATAAATCACGGGAATCTTTACTTCTTTTCCTTCTCCGTCTTTATACTTGAAGTTACTAAACAGTCTTATTAGCTGTGTAATATATCTTCTTATTTGTCCATCATAAAAATGTTGCATTAATTATCTGCCTTAGGTTTTAGTGCTTGCGATAGACTTTGTCTTTCTTGAACTGTTTCACCACCAATTTGATTTGTATTTGTATTATTTACAAATCCGCCTTTTTGCGTCTGTTTTGTATCAGTGTTACTTAGATTTACTCTTACATTATCTTCCATTTTTACCCATCTCTTACCATCATAACGGAATAATCTATTAGGAAACATATCTGTTCTAAGAAAATAATCTCCCTTTATGCTTGAACTAGGAAATCCAATACCACTACCAAATGCTTCTCCATTAGGAGCGATACCATCACCTATTAAGTAACCGTCATAACCTTCTCTTTCTGGTGTTTGATTTACTCTATCTGCAAGTTCATTTTGTGTGCTTGCATCAAGTTCATTTGTGTCTGTGGTGACAAGCTCAGTTTTTCCTTTTTCATCAACTTGCAATGTATATAAATGACTAGTTTCGTATCCTGATTTTCCAGCATCTGCTTCAGCTTGTTTTACAACTGCATCATTTATTTCTATTTCTTTATTATAAGTTGACATTAGATCACGCAATGTTGTGTCAGAACCTTCAGTTGCTTTTTGATCTAAAATGTCCTTATATTCTTGTGTATCGTAAATTTGTTTTAGTTTTAATCTATATAAATGCGGATACCAAGTTTGTGAAAATCCTTCACTTGCTCTGTTTACGTCTTCAACAACATAGAATCTTTTTAATGCAAAATCAAAATTATTATACGCATGATCATCTTTCAAATGCGGTAATTCAATTACGTCACCAGGAATAATTCTTCTACCTAAAGTTTTAACAACTGTATTGATTGGAACTGTTAAAAACAGTATATCTTGTGAAAGAAATAAGCCAAATTGGCTAAGATCAAAATCAATATCTGCAACATTATAAATGCCACGCATTGTATATACATCAGGTGCATATTTTCTGTCCCTATTTTCTAGAAAAACAAGGTCTTGTATGTTGGTTTCGCTAACAGCATCATATTCTGGTGTACCTGCTGTAGCTGTTCCGGTAGCAGGATTCTTTGGTCCTAAAAACTTGTGTACATATACATCTGTGCCACCTACAGTGAACATTTCTGTAATGGTTTTGTCTAGGAATTCGTAATCTTTTCCCTTTTCGGGTCTATATAAACTGAGTCTTGGCATAACGTAAGTATTTATCCGAGCATAAATAGTATAACAAAGAGAGAAACTTTATGGCAAATAATCTAAACACACAAAAACAAGAAGTATTCAAATATGTAGAAGCTATGCTAGGTGGAGGCATGATTGATGTCGAACTTGATCCTATGCACTATGAAACTGCATTGGATACAGCATTGAATAAGTTTAGACAGCGTTCAGATAATTCTGTAGAAGAATCATACGTCACATTACCAACAGTTATTGATCAAAACGATTATACCTTGCCAAACGAAATCGTAGAAGTAAGAAAAATATTCAGACGAAGTATAGGTTCAAGAACTGGTGGGGGCGATGGCGGAACACTTTTTGAGCCATTTAATTTAGCTTACACAAACACATATCTATTAGCTAGTTCTAATATGGGCGGATTAGCAACTTACAATATGTTTGCAAGTTATCAAGAACTAGTAGGTAGAATGTTTGGTAGTTTTATTGAATTTAAATGGAATACAACAACAAAGAAACTAACTGTTTTACAAAGAATTAGAGCAGAAGAAGATTTATTGTTGATGTGTTATAATTATAGACCAGACAGTGAATTACTTAAAGATTATCTTGCAAAACAATGGATCAAAGATTATACACTCGCAAAGTGTAAGTACATGTTAGGCGAAGCAAGAAGCAAATTTGCTACCATTGCTGGACCACAGGGCGGATCAAGTTTAAATGGTGATGCTCTAAAAGCCGAAGCACAAGCTGAAATTGATAAACTAGAAGCAGATGTGCAGACACAAGTTTCAGGCGGCCAAGGATATGGCTTCACAATTGGCTAAAATCCACTTGACAAACTTCTAAAAACCTTATATAATAATTACTAGCATATAAGGATTCATTATGATTATTGGTATTTGTGGACTAATCGGTAGTGGTAAAGGCACTGTGGCAGACGTTCTTGTCGACGAACACGGTTTCCAAAAAATTAGCTTTGCAGATAAATTGAAAGATGCAGTTTCTGTTCTGTTTGATTGGGATAGAGATATGCTAGAAGGTGAAACTTCGGAAAGTAGATTTTGGAGAGAACAGGAAGATACTTTCTGGAGTAAAGAAACAGGACGTAAAATAACTCCTAGGCTAGTATTGCAAGAATTTGGTACTGACTGTATGCGTAATGGGTTTTTTGATGGTGTATGGGTCAGCTTTGTAAAAAAGAAGATAATAGACAATCCAGACACAAACTTTGTAATACCAGATGTTAGATTTACAAATGAAGCTGATATTTTAAAAGGAATGGGTGGTAAAGTTTGGTGTGTAAAACGTGGTCCTGATCCTTTATGGTTTAGACAGTATGTTGATCTTGACATTGAGCCTAAAGACGTGCATCCAAGCGAATGGCGCTGGGCAAAGGTTTCATTTGATCATAACATATACAATGAAGGTACCAAAGAAGAACTTAAAAGTCAGGTACAAGGTCGCCTTGCTTCCACTTTACGCCTAGCTTCTGTAAAATCCTCTGGCAATTAGCACATATAGTTTTTAGATTTGAAATATGGACATTGTTTAAATGTCCGTCTATATGATAGACATTAAACTGTTCCTTTGTACCTTTAAACCCACACTTGTCGCATTCGTTTTTAACACGATAACCTGCTTTGTACCAAGTAGGAATGCCATGTGCTTTACCATTGTGTAAACATGTTTCACATTGTTTACGATAATAAGTTTTTCCACCTTTTTTATAATTGACGGCAGAAGGCCTTTTCTTACAATAATTACATAAAGGACGCATATGGTATTTAGCATACCTTTTTGCCCCCTTTTATAAGGTGTTTTCCAGGGAGATTTTTCAAATTTCGTATAAATACTTTTAACAGTTGTTATATTACAGGAGAACTTAAAATGGCATTAATATCACCAGGAGTACAGGTTAGTGTAATCGACGAAAGTTTTTACACACCAGCTGAACCGGGTACTACGCCTATGATATTTGTTGCGTCTAAACAAGACAAAACAAACGCGGCGGGAACAGGAACAGCAAGAGGAACAACAAAAGCAAATGCAGGCGTTCCTTTCTTAATTACATCACAAAGAGATTTATCAGACACATTTGGAGATCCAATTTTCCAAACTGATGTTAACAACAATCCAATCAACGGCGGCGAGCTTAACGAGTATGGACTACAAGCGGCTTACTCATACTTAGGTGTGAGCAATAGAGCATTTGTTGTAAGAGCAGATATAGACTTGGGAGAAATAGAACCAAGTGCAAGTGCTCCAGCGGCGGCTCCAGCAAACGGCACATACTGGTTTGACACAGCATTAACAAAATATGGTATATTTGAATGGAACGGAAATGCGGCAACTGTTACTGGTGGACAGTCATTCACTAATAAAGTTCCTTTAGTTATTACCAACGTTTCACAACAAGTTGGAGAAACAAGCTCAGGACTACCAAAAGGTTCAGTAGGGCAAGTAGGTGATTATGCTGTAGTTACAACAACCACGTTGAATAAGGTTTTTTACAAAAATACAAGCGGTGCTTGGGTAAAAGTAGGAACAGCTGACTGGGTAAAAAGTTGGCCAACTATCCAAGGCTCAACTGCAAACCCAACCTTAACAAACGGGCAAACTATTATCATTAATGGAACGACTGTTACACTTGCAGGAACTACAGTTGCAAATCTAAAAACTAATATAGATGCGGCTGGAATCACAGGTGTTACTGCACAAGTTGTAGATGGAAAAATTTACATTTACAGTGACGGAAGTTCAACTACAGATGGTTCTACTGATGATGATGGTGCAATAGCAATTACAGCAGGTGCATCAGGAACATTATTAGCTGATGTAGGAATCACTGCTGGTACTTATTATGCTCCAGCATTAGAAATTAAACCACACACTAACGTTCCTGAATTTAAAACAGCAGATACTAAGACAAGACCTTCAGGATCTATTTGGTTTAAAACTACAGATGCAAACTTAGGTGCGAATTACAAAGTTAAAATTTGGAATTCAACTACAAAACTTTGGGAAGACAAACCAGCACCGGTGCATAGAACACACGAAGAAGCATTATTTAATTTAGATAAGTCAGGTGGAGGTATTAACCTTGCAGTTGGCTCATTGTATATTAAAGCACATACTACTCAAGCAGAAAATGAAGAATTTGACTTTACTATTTTTGCTAGAAATGCTTCAGGTGCTACAACAATTACATCAAGTGCAATTACAGCAAGTACTTTTGGTGCAGGTGTCAAAAACTTTACAATGGCAGAAAGCATCGTGGGACAACTTGCAATGGGATCTGGTGTAGCTTTAGCGTTTACTGCAACAGGAGCGGCAAGCGATGCTGACTTATTTGCAAACGCAATTAACGCACACGGATTTACAAACATTGTTGCAAGTGTTGATGCAAGTAAT